GTTTGTTTATTCTCGCCTATTCCATCTGTAGCAGTCCATGTATCCTTCGACGAGCCTGTTTTATTAACCGATCAATTAAATGATTGGCATATAAGATATGATGAGATTATTTTGTGAAAATTTTAATCATGGGGTTGCCTGGATCAGGTAAAACAACTCTAGCAGAAAAACTTGCTAATATACTTCAGAGTCATTGGTATAACGCTGATATTATAAGAGAATTTCATAATGACTGGGATTTTTCAAAAGCGGGAAGATGGCGACAAGTTTTAAGAATGAAAAGTCTTGCCCATGGGCTCGATAAGGTTATATGTGATTTTGTTGCTCCTACTAATGAAATAAGAAATTTCTTTGACGCTGATTTTACTATATGGATGAATACTATCCAATTAAGTAAATACCCTGATACAAACGAAATATTTGAACCACCAACTAACGCCAATATAGTTATTACCGACTTTAATTACTCTATAAATGAGATATCTAATTGTATAAAAGCATTAAATACCAAATAGCTAAATAGAGTATATTCAGGAGATAAACATGGCCGTTCCAACCTCTCGTAGCACTTTCAAAGAATTTTGCCTCCGTAAATTAGGTAAGCCCGTAATAGAGATTAACGTGGATGATGATCAAATCGATGACCGCATTGATGAATCATTAAAGTATTACTACGACTACCATTTTGATGGGTCAGAAAAGATTTACTATAAGCATCAAGTAACAGATGAAGATAAAGCCAACAAATATATTATTCTTCCTGAAAATATTATTGGGGCAGTTAAAGTATGGCCTGTAGGTGATCCTTCAATGAGCACGAGCGATATGTTTAATATCCGCTATCAAATTGCGTTGAATGATTTGTATACGTTGACATCGGTATCAATGGTTCCTTATTTTATGGTAATGCAACATTTGTCTCTCATTCAAGAAATGTTAGTAGGTAATCAGCCAATCAGATACAACAGGCATTCAAATAAACTCTACGTAGATATGGATTGGAACAAGTATAATACTGGTCAATATATGCTTATAGAAGCGTATGAAGTAATCAACCCAGATGTGTATACAGATGCATGGGGCGATAGATGGCTTCAAGAATACTGTACAGCCAAGATTAAATATCAATGGGGCACTAACCTAACAAAATTCACTGGTCTTCAATTGCCAGGCGGTGTACAATTCAACGGCGAAAAAATTCTTAATGATGCCCAAGCGCATATTGAGAAACTAGAAACCGAAATGATTAATAGCTACTCATTACCAGTTTCAGATATGGTTGGGTAGTATGGCCACCAATTTCTTCTTCAACAACTTCCAAAGTAGCCAAGAACAGCTACTAATTGAAGATCTAATCATCGAGTCTATTAAAATATACGGACTCGATGTTTACTATTTGCCTAGAACAAAAGTAAACTATGATGGGATATATGCTGAAGCATCAATATCCGAGTTTAATTCTCAATATATGGTGGAGATGTATGTTAAGAATGTTGATGGGTTCAAAGGAGACGGGGATTTCTTATCTAAATTCAATCTTGAAATTAGAGACCAGATTACATTTACTATAGCAAGACGTTCATTCTACAATGAAATTGGTTCAGTCAATAATATGATTAGACCGCTTGAAGGGGACTTAATATTCTTCCCACTCAATAATAAAGTGTTTGAGATTAAGTTTGTAGAACACGAATCGATATTCTACCAGCTTGGTTCATTACAGCTTTGGGACATTACGTGTGAATTGTTTGAATATAGTGGAGAAGTTTTCAACACAGGTATTGAAGAAATTGATAGAGTATATGTAGATCATAGTTTAGATCAAACTAAATTTGCTATCCTTACAGAAGATGCAGACCCGTATAGATTAGTAGACGAGTCAGGGTATGCACTCGTAAACGAAAACTACGATATTAATACGATGGATCCAACTGCAGACAATGATGAAATCCAAGTAGAAAGCAATGACTTCATTGACTTTTCTGAGCGTGATCCATTCAGTGAAAATGGGGTATATTAATGTTTGGTCAAACCTTTTATCATAAAACAATTAGAAAATATGTTATTCTATTTGGAACATTATTTAATGATGTTTATATCAATAGAGAAAATCCTACCACAGGTAAGATAGAGACATTACAAATCCCAATTGCTTATGGTCCAAAACAAAAGACAATGGCTCGTGTTGAAGCTGATGCAGCTTTAAATAGACCTTATGCCGTACTACTTCCAAGAATGTCATTTGAGATGACAGGGATGTCATATGACTCAGCAAGGAAGTTACCAACAACCAATAAAGCTACTATTGTTAAAGATCCTACAAATGGTAGCAACCTGAAGTATGCATACAATCCTGTTCCTTATAACATTAACTTCACTCTTAGTATTATGGTGAAAAATGCTGAGGACGGATCAAAAATTCTTGAGCAAATTCTACCATACTTTGCACCTGATTGGACAACTACAGTAAACATTATCCCAGAACTAAATCTGACAATGGATATTCCAGTCGTTATCAATAGCGTATCTTCTACGGACGAGTATACAGGGGAGTTTGAAGATAGAAGAGTGCTTACATGGACATTAGAGTTTACGATGAGCGGCTACTTATTTGGTCCAGTTAAGAAAACAGGTATCATCAAGTTGGCAAATATTAACTTCTTTACTGCAACATCTAATGCAGTTATTGAAGAGCGTATCACGATACAACCTGGTCTAACAGCAAATGGCCAACCAACAACCGATATTGCCAACACAATCAACTATCAATTGATTGAAGAGAATGATGATTGGGATTATATAATTAGGACTACACAGGTATCTAATGAGTGATAAAATAAGTGAGGTATTAGGTCTAAGTCCTATGCCTGTTGCAGTAGCTCAAACTAATCCAGATATCCCTACTCAGTATGAGGGGGACTTTGAGTATGCTCGTGGCAACATGATTAATATTATTGAAAAGGGTAACGAGGCACTTGACGGTATTCTAGATCTAGCTGGCCAATCTCAGCAACCAAGAGCATACGAAGTTGTTACCGCACTAATCAAAACAATGTCAGATGTGAACAAAGATCTAATGGATCTAACTAAAAAGAAAAAAGAATTACAAGCGATGGATGGACTAGGTAGTAATGCCAAGACTATCAACAATAATTTATTTGTGGGTAGCACAGCAGAACTTCAAAAGTTTCTAAAAGATAATGGCACAGCAAAAGAATAATGACACCTATTTAGGTAACCGCAATCTAAAACGCAGTTATGTAGAGATTGAGTGGACAAAGGATCAGATCCAAGAGTACATCAAATGTGCTAAGGATCCTGTGTATTTCATTGAAAAATATATTAAGATTGTTAACGTGGATAGAGGTCTTATCCCGTTCATGCCATATGAATATCAAAAAGAAATCATTCGCAAGGCTGATACAGACCGGTTTGTAATATGTAAGATGCCACGTCAAGTTGGTAAGACGACTGTTGTGGTTGGAGTCATTCTACACAGAATATTATTTAATGACAACTACTCTGTTGCAATTCTAGCTCACAAAGAAAAGCAAGCAATTGAAATTCTATCAAGAATCCAGCTAGCTTATGAACACATGCCAAAATGGTTGCAACAAGGGATCATTGAATGGAATAAAGGAAACGTCGAGCTAGAGAATGGATCAAAGGTTCAAGCAAGCTCGACAGCATCATCAGCGATTCGGGGTACATCACAGAACCTAGTATACCTAGACGAGTTTGCATTCGTTCCAGCAAATATTCAAGAGACGTTCTTTAGTTCTGTTTACCCTACAATATCATCTGGTGAAACGACAAAAGTACTGATCACATCCACACCAAACGGACTAAACTTATTCTATAAGTTATGGGCAGATAGTGAAGAAGGTAGAAACTCATATACTCGTGTAGATGTTCACTGGAGTGATGTACCAGGTAGAGATGAGGCATGGAAGCTAGAGACGATCCGTAATACATCAGAAGAACAATTCAGACAAGAGTTTGATTGTGAATTCTTAGGGTCATCATCCACACTGATTGCAGGAGCTAAGCTAAGAACGTTAGTATGGCGGTCACCTGCAAAGAC